GTCAAAATTTGTGTTTTCCATAGTTCTACCTTTCGTAATTTGATTGAATTAGTTGGTAATAAAAAATCAGTTATTCCTTCTTCCCAACGCCCTCCTTGTCTGGGGTGACCGTTTCTAATTGCTCTGGATACACGTTCTTGTACGCCGTCCTGCTCCTGAAGCTTCCTTCTCCGTAGTCGTCCTTCTGCACAAACGGCTTGCCTTCAACCGCCCGAACCTTCACGACCGTTTTTCCTGTCCATAACTTGTAGGCTACGATCGGCACCACTTCAACTTTTCGACCGTTGAATGGCAGCAGCCAAACTCCGCCCGTCTCAACGATTGTCTCTGCCAACTTGTTACTTTCTTCTGGTGTCATCATCGTGCCTTCCTTTCGTCGATCGCTTCCCAAATGCCGGACCATACTNNAACAGCAATCCATCAAAAAACATGTGAGCCTCCTTAGTTGTTTACCGCTTCATGGCGGGTCAAGTAGAAGTGGATGCCGCCCGCGCATTCCTGCCAGCGGTCTTCACACCACTCGTGCGGATGTACTGTCTCGCCGACGCGGTAAACAAACCTGAAGTCATACCTGCTAACGCCGCATTCTTTTGCGTTCCCGTCCAGATCTTGAATAGCCAACACTTCCGCATACTCAGCACGGCACTTCCTGCCGGTTGCGTTTGACCGCCTGGCTGACGCGCCGGTATCTTCAGGGTCGCAATGTCACCGTGTTGGAGCTGCTTGTAAACAACAAGATCGCCCTCTGACACGATTGAGGTTATCGCCGTAACATAATCAGGAACGTTCTTGGCACCGCTTAGATCGGCATCGCGTAGATCGGCACCGCTTAGATTGGCACCGCGTAGATCGGCATCGTGTAGATCGGCACCGCTTAGATTGGCACCGCGTAGATTGGCATCGCGTAGATCGGCATTGCGTAGATCGGCATCGCGTAGATCGGCATTGCGTAGATTGGCACCGCGTAGATTGGCATCGCGTAGATCGGCATTGCGTAGATCGGCATCGCGTAGATCGGCATTGCGTAGATCGGCATTGCTTACAGTAACTACCCTTACGCCATCTGGTTTACCCCTAAGCCATGCGGCGTGTTTTGCTAAATTTTCTTGTGTGATTTGGTTGATCATGTCGGATCCTTTCTAAAATGGGATTTCAACATCGACAGTGAAATCAACTTCGCATTCGTGGCAGACGTAGATTTCGGTATTGTGCGCTTCATCCTCGAAGCCAATCAACTCAGTGCTAATTCCGTGGCAATATGGGCATTCCACATCAATGACTTCGATCGGTGCCCAATTGCTGACTTCGACGCCATAGATATTGCTCATTTTTCTCCTTCTTCTTCGCTGATCTTGCTGATCTCATTCACGTAATTGACCAGATAGATCACTGCCGAAAATAACGAGGCTAAAATAAGAACAACCAGCCAAACAATGCTCATTTTTCTCCTTTACTCGTAGATCCTGCTCAGTGCCTTCAAAGTCTCGCTATGCTTGTGAAGCTTCACGATCACCCGCCCAACAAGGCGGTATACTTCCGACGCGTCCAGCCTGACATTCAACATCGTTTCCAGCTCCCCGATCACCTCCCGGTTCTGTGCTTCAAGATCCTCAAGCAGCCAGTTGGCTTTGTAACCGCCCGCCTTCTCGCGCTCCCGTTCCATGTCCAGTTCCTGCCGCTTTTCTGACATAATCTTTGCAATTCCCCGCTTACGCCGCTTTTTCAGCTATGCTTGAAGCATGAGAATTGAGTTCAGCCAGGGTCTTGGGATGCCGCGCGAAATACTCCTTGCGGATCAGCCACGCCACCTCGTTCCCGATCGAGCGCATATCCTCACTCGCCAGCTCCTTCACCATCGGCTCGATGTCGGGGTCGTAGATTTGAATCAAGTAACTATTTGCCATTTATTTGCCTTTCCATTCAGCGATTTGCTTACTATAGTCAGTATTATAGCATATACTGAACATAAGTCAAGGGTTTACTGCCCCAATTCAGCAAGTTTTCAGATATGATTTTGTTGACTATGGTTAGTTTGGGTAAATTTATTGAAGATGAACTTGCTCGAAGCGGCATGTCTCAAAGCCTCGCCCGTCGATCGCAAAGACTGGTAGACAAACGCCCATTTCTGACTCCAGTCAGCCAAAGTTGTAGGCGGGAAAAATGTATTTTAGATCCCCAATGAGTGTTTATACTCAACGGAAGGATAATTCGATTTTGGGGCGTTTTTTGGGCGTACATGGCAATAACGAGAAAGCGCCTACTGGTTAGGTAGACGCTTTGAGATAATCCTCTTATATGATTCGCGTCCGGCGATCCCTACTAACACACACTTCTCCTTCGCTCGCAAAGTGGCATTGTGCCAAGACATTATGTAGTGAATCTCCAATAGCGGGTGTGGAAATCGAATCCACTTCTTGTAGTTTATGAGACTATTAAGATACCAACCTTCCACCCGCAAGGCATGTAATTAATCTCCAATACCGACTGGAAGGAATTGCACCTTCTCAAGCTCAATGTCTATTTCATCATGTTTTGCTTGTTGACTGTAAGTGTGTGGGTCTGCGCAAACCACTCTCTGTCCACACCGCAGTCGGTCATCTTGACACCCACCTACCCCGATATTCATCGGCTCGGTGACCAGTGTGGAGCTGCCGGAAGTTGCATCCGGATTACAGCCGATGCCTTATGGCCTCAACTGGCATCCTCGTCAGCCCCGTTTCCTTTATAACCGCAATTCAGCATTTTTGCAATTATGAGCCCAATTATTTTAGCGTTTCGCAGATTTTTGTCAGCCAGGCAGCTCTTTCTTGTTGATCAGGCGTGTATAATAATTGATATTGTAACAAGTTATTCTGTACAATAATTCAACAATGATTTCCGACAAATATCTTTTGAACAGGGAGAGAATTAATATGAAAAGAATAATTGTTGTTTTCGTGTTGATATGCTTACTGTCATCCGCATGTGGTGATCGAAGGGATTTATCTACCCCTTCAAGTCGTCTGGTAGGTCATTGGGAATCACCATTTACAAACCGGGAATACTACATTGGCGAGATTGATCCAACAACGAGTGAGGGGAAATGGACTGTTTACAATCAGGATGCCGGTTTTGTTACCTATTGTTCTTACATGGTATTACGGCAAGCGCCAGAAGGTGAAGAAATATTTATTGATACAGAGTATATCGGCGGCGGCAGTACTTGTGGCGGGGTAACGATTGTGGCAAAAGATGGGTTGTCTGCCTCAACCGCTGTTATAGACGGATTGCTCGGACATTGGGCTTACATAGATGACAAAACTGAGTACGAGTCGATAAAATAAGTTTGAATCTATTCATTTTACGGATCAACTAAGCAGAGGAACACAGCCCACTTGCGCAAAACAGCACGGCGCATTGTTCCAGCCCGCCGCTGGCATCTTAGATTTTCATTGGATTACAGACCTATGTCGAATGCGACATGACCTCTCGGCTCGCCAATTTTCGCGTTTGTCACACTTTCGTTTTAGAGTTTGGCGTATTAGACATGAAACATCTATTTACCCATGTTTTCCTACCGGTCTTGTTACCATTTCGGGCGATTCGGCGGTAGGTTATTTTTGTCAATCCATTGACATTCACACTTATTCCAACGACTTTTGTCAGTTTTGTGCATTAATTCGCATGACAATTCGGACACGCCACCCCTGCTTTTCCGGCATTGCATGCCAGATTTGCAAGGATTGCCCCAAATGTCATGTACGAAAAACCCCAAATATCGCGCATGAGAAGGTTGTCATGTAACATTTTTGCCACTTTTAATACATGATGCGGTTTTGTTACTCATTAAAAGCCATTTCTGATACACAATCCAGTTTGTCTATCATTCCTGACTCACAACGTTCGAGTTCAATATCACTTCCAGCCCGCGGTCCTTGTCCCAAACAAACGCTTGCGCCTTGCGTGTCGTGCCGACAAAGCCGTTCTCAGTATGCCAGGCATCCGGCGCTGTGACCGACGAGATCCGCCGAAAAACGATCCCGTTCTTTTCAATCGTCTGCTCTGTATGAAGATGACCGAGATGGTACTCCCGCCAGTCGGTCTTACCCCAATCCTGCGCGGCTTCCACCTGCATCAACCCTTCAATCCTTTTTCTTTCATCCTCGCCATGAGCGAACCCGATTAAGTTCCGGCCGTACCTCACATACTTTCTCGGCATCGGCGACATATCTACCGTCACATCGGCCGCGTTCGTGTACCTCTGCGCGATCCCAACCGTGGCTGCGTAACTGAGGACCGTGTCGTGGTTGCCAGGAATCCAGATCACCTTCACCGGTGCCAGTGATCGGCATTGCTCAATTGCTTCTACCAGTAATGCCACGCCTCGCGTAAACATTTTCTGCCAGCGCGTATCCGAATCAAGTTGCGTGCCGGCTGTAGTCGTCGTGGATGGCGTATCAAAGTGAAAGAAGTCCTGCCCGATCGGGAACAGGATCTGCTCGGGCGTGCCAAATGCAGACGCCTTTCCCAGCAGTTCGGTTACCGTAACGCGCCAGAGTTTCTCAGCAATTTTCAGGTCGTAATCCGCGCCAGTCTCCTCGCGCCACGAAAGTTTTCCGAGGTGAAAATCCATGATCGGCAGCTCGAGCATGTACGTGCCTGCTGTGCGCTTATACTGAGTGATCTTTGCCGGGGGCAACTGCTTGAATACCTCGAATATCTGGTCCGATGTCAGCTTGCCGCCCAAAGGCTTCACCGTGAGCGTCACGGAATATTTCCGGTTGGTATGCAGCACCCCGTCCCCATCCGCGTTTTTAATGGTCACATCCCATGAGCCGCTGATCAGTTTGCACGTCACCACTTCCCAAAGCAGCGGGTCAAAGCCGCATTTCTTCATCACGGAAATGGGAGACGCGGCTTCATCCTCGCTCAGGTAAATATCGCGCTTGATGGTCTGAGACTGATCCTTGTTGAAAGTGGTCTCTTCCTGGGAAAACTTGCTCTTATTTTGTTCGAGCTTGCTCAGTGTGTCGATGTGCAGCTTGATCCCTGCCAAATACTTCTTGGCATTGTTATACGCGAGCTCTTTGCCATACAGACGCCGCATTTTCTCCTGGGCGTTGCCTGGCGCGTTGATCACCTGTTCTTCGAAGCTATTCACTTAGGAAGTGCCCTTCGTGTATGTCCCGAATCTGACAACCGGCTTTTTGTACACATCCCGGAACCGAATAATCTTGCCAGTCCACGGATCAAATGCCAGGATATGGTTTTGCGCGTCAAGTCCAATCCCGAATATCCAGTGCATGTTCTCCTCGGGCGTGGTTTCGTCCAGATCGACCAAAATGATTGGGTAACGTCCAGAGCGGATTGACGCCTTGATCTGTTCGTCACTCACCCACCACTGCATGCCTTCATAAACGACACCGGGGAATTGCTCTTGCGCCTTTTCCCAGATAATCAGATTGCCATTGGAATAACCCGCGTGCTTTGTGCGCCATTCATTATTACTCACTGGATTCGTCAGATAACCCAAAGCGTTCATCGCCATTGTCTCGCACATGAGCGCGCATCCATGCGCACCTAACGTGGATTTTGTGCCAAGTGGTTTGTCCTTCCAACGCAGGTCTTTTTGCCAATAAACCGCGCCGAAGTATGTCCCGTCAAAAGTTGGAGGCGTTTCACCAACGATAACCACCCACTGAGTATTGCGGATCCACTGGCCAGTACCAATTCGATACCAATCCCCTTGCACCTGATACACGTCCCGCTCATCCCCGCTATCAAGCCAGTGAGTATCCCGGGGATAGACTTCGCCATTGACGGCTTTGTAGACACGATATTTGTTCGGCTTAACGGTCGTAATCCGAACCCTGAACAAAGGCGTCTCAGTAGCGGGCGGTTCGATAGGAGTTTCTTCCCCAATTGCGGGGATAGCGCTCAGGCAGTCTGGGTCAAACCAGTCCAAGTCGAGATTGCCGGAATATCCGTTCAGCCGTCCGGTTGACGAGTATTGCCAAACACACCACTTCTTCCACGGGGATGGCAGTCTTGGAACGGTAACATAATAGTTCGCAACCCACAATCGCCTTGATGCCCAACGGGTTTCATTCTGCATGACCTCAAGCCACTTCGAGTACGAGGTGTAGATGCCGACCTCAGTGTCAAGGGTGCTCTCCAAAATCGGAATGTAGGCGTTGATTTCACTTCTTTTTTGATACTGAGCCTCAACGTCCACCCACAGTCCCGCCTCAATCCGCTTGCCGTCCAATGCCTGTTTCACCAGGTCAGCTTGTTCCTGCAAGCGCGTGCTCAAAGGGAAGTGGTAGCCGCCAATGCGAACACCGCGCTCAGTAAATGCCAAATAATGGCGCTCAAAATAGATGTCTTTCGCCCAGCCAAAACCAACCCGCAAAATGACAAAATCAACCTGCTCTGCAATTTCGTCGTAATCGATCGTAGTTGGATCCTGGTACTTGCTGATGTCAATGCCGAAGGAATGCGTCATAGCCAGTAGCCCCAAATTTCTATAAATGCGTCCAATGTTCCAGTTCCACTTGCAACAATCTGATAATAAATATCACCGTTTGCGTCGCAAGGAACGACACCATTTACAGAAACATAGACATCGTTCGGGACACCCTGCAAATAAGCCTGTGCGGCAACACTGTCAGCGGTAGCGTTTGGTGACAAAGCTAATTGACAATATCCAGATGCACTCCCAGAGTCTCTCGCTACCAGTCGAACGAGTATACCTTTCACGCCCGCTGGAACCTTAAACACCACACTTAAATCAATTTTAGTTTTAGCAGTCGTGCTGAATGCGTCACCATCCCAACTTGTAGAAGTTAGCGGGGAGGCAAGAAATACCGGTCGACCAAAATCAGTAGAATTTAACCCGTCCAACTTATCGGCATCGGCAGCCTTGCCACTTGCAGCAAGTAAGTATTGGGGATGGTCATTATCCTCCAACCCCGTCAATAATCCGTGATCTGTTACGCCGCTTTCGCCTATCTTTGCATACACTTCGTCGTGGTTGTGAGCGGTTGATATCGGGTAAAGTTTCGCCATAAAACGTCTGCTCCTTGTTAGATGATCTGTGCGCCGCCCACGAGGGAAGTCGTATATTCCACTGCCAGATATGGCGCTGGTGAGAGTGCTATGCTTGCGTAATTAGTGGGGGATTGGACGCCTACTAATATGATAATTCTTTGGCTGCCAAACCATGTATTAAAGAGCGACATATTAGCAATAGCTATTGAGTTCCAGCCTGTTGACATAAATTGGTAAGTCGCAAGATACGCCGCCGTTCGATCTTCTTCAGTCGCGTTGCACCCAAGCCCAGTCCACACGGAACTTCCAGAGTGATACCACGTCGCTCCAGTCGTGGTAGTCCTGTTTACTTTGTGAATTCTGAAATCGCTGTTTGACCCACCCGTTCTGTCGCAATAGAAATTGAACGAGGCCGACACGATTTCCCCCGAGATCGCATCGGGAGCAAACTTAAAGAAGGGGCGGTACATCTTTAGATAAGCTGGGTCTTTTCCTATTCGCGGGCTGCCTTGACCATAACCTGAAAAGTCAAGCTGCCCTTCCCACATGTAAGTGCCCCAAGTCAAAGGTATATTTTGTATAGGCATCGCTTATCCTGTCACTTCCAAATAAATGGTCAAGCCCTTTGCCCCGCTGCCAGCCCCTGTGACGTTGACGGAAAACTTGCCAAAAGATGCCACGTCATCATAGGCTGTATTGGGGGTAGCGGATCCCGACCAGGCATCCTGACTAATGGTTATGGAAGCCATTTCATTCAATCCGTTATTGAGTTTGATTGTTAGAGCGCCGCTCACCGATACTGCACCGAGTAATGTCGCGGACACAGATGTAATAACATGCCCGTTAAGCATGGGTGGAAAAGAGAATAGGTTTGTAAAATTCTTGACAATAACGCCATCCTCAAACCCGAACACGGGTATAGCAACTGTGCGCTTGATCGCTCCAAGTTTGGCTTCTGTTACGGCTTCGTTGGCAAGTTTTTCCGTAGCAATCCCACCTGTAGCAATATTCGCAACGGCTGCTCCTGCTGCCATTTGGGTGGCAGTAATCGTGCCGTTGGCAATTTTCGCGGCAGTCACAGACAGGTTCGCAAGTTTTTCGGTAGTCACATTAAGGTTTTTGATCGCCACAGTTTCAACTGCACCATTCGCAAGTTGTGAAGCCGTAACAATCGAGTTTGCGAGTTGACCGCTGGTAAATAGCTTCAGATTACCTGCTTGAAGCTTCTTGGTCTTATTCGCAGATACTGCCTCCGACGCATCAACAACAGTAACCAGATCACCAGTCGCCAAATCTGTCAGCTCTGTTAGTTCTGATACTTTCACTACAATAGGGTCAGCCATAGTTTCTCCTCAGTATTACTCAGGGATGTATTCCATCCCTCTGAATGTTGCATTGTTTATATACCCACCAGTCAAATCAATCTCAAATCGCTCAGCAACTCCAAGCAGCTGTTTTTCTCTGAACGAATCAATCATGTAAGTCGAACCCAACGCCATGAGTTTTGGGAATATCTTGCATTGTGTTTGATGGCGCAAGTTGTAATATTGAACGATTTTTGCCAACACATCTGTTGCAATATCAGAATTAACCAGCATCGCGTTTTCGATGGTGATAGCACCGCCAGTGTCTTCAATCTCATGATGTCTGTGCGGTCTGTCGGCAGACAACCACGGATAACCCCACAAGGTTATTTGTCCAGCGGTAACCACATTTACTGATACAAAGTTGCTGCCAAACATAAATGTTTCAGACTCTGTAGCAACTCGAACAGTAGCAACGCCCCAAACGCCAACAGAGTCCTCAGTAACAATCACCCTGCCATCCTCAGTAGCAACATAGATAGGAAACGCACCTGCGCCCTCGCCCCACACTTTCCAATATGGTTTGGGGTATGAAATAATATAATTTCCTGGCTCAAGCCAAGCACTATAAATTTCCTCGACGGTTTGGGCTTCCTCACCCAGGTTGTAATAATCGTGACTGATCAGTTCAATGTCTGTTATTTGGGGTAAGTGCGTAACAACCTGTTCGCCCGCTTTTTCAGCATTAGTTACGGTGGCATAAGAACCAGCTTGTGACTGTTCAGGCAAGGTCGCATCGAAGAATCTAATGTTACTGAGCATATCTGTCTTAGCAATAACACGCGCGGCGAAACACACCTGTTGCAGAGCGTCCCTTACACTTGAAGGGGGAATCCACCCCTTTATCGGTCTGTCCCAGATAGTAACTGTATTGTCAATAGAGTATGAAATTGAATTCTTAACAAGCATGTCCGCTACGACTGCGGCGAATGTTGTTTCTGTTTCCCAAAATGAGCCTGGGTACTCTATGCTCGCACAGACACCAAGCAAGTCCACCAACTCAAAACTCAAAATATTTTCAGACTCCATTTTCCAGGAATCCAAGTAATATGTTCCGAAATAAACCCTTGACGAAAGTCCTGCTTCAGCATAAATATACATAGGCAGATGTTTTGATAATGCATTGTAAAAAGTACCATCTGAGTAGATCGAAAAGCGCGGGTCGGTGGTAAAAATGCTTACAGACACCGTGCTTACTGGCAGTGTCGCACTTATGGGGTTCAACTCCAGTAACAGGCTACATTCCAGAATATCAGAGCCGGAAAACTCAATCTTAGTGCCATCCAAAATCAACTGGATAATTGGATAAGTCGCTGCCATTATGTTGTCGGTCTCTTTTCACGGGATACAAAGGAAGTTGACAGCCCTTTCCAGTATGTAACACCGCCCTTTTGCTTGCTCACCTCATGACGGGTATTCGCAAAGTAGCCCTCAATCTCACGTTCGCCAAAGATAGTGGGGAACTTCACCGTATGCCAGGGGACTGGCTCAGTAAGTTTGAACCAAAGGTCGGAGTAAACCTGTGAATTGCGGTAAGAGGCGGCAAACTGGATTTCGTAGTTGTCATATACGCCAATCAACTCACGATGTAGCACACCGTCAACCGTCCGCTCTGCGTACTTATCCAGCATGTCCGCCTGTCCGGATAGAGAGACGATAGGAATGTCATAGTCAATGCTGTCAATTACAATCATCTTATTCCACTCCCTGAGATCAAGCTTGTACCCACTCGTTTATCAATCTTCTTGACCGCTTCATACAACACCTGACCGTCTAACTTAATCACATTGTGGATCGTGTCCTGTCTTGATTGATTGCGCCCAAGTTCCTCACGGATCAGGTCTCTCAGTAAGCTCTCAGGCGCTTCAATGTTTGTACCGTGTTTCTGGTCGCCTAAGATTGCCGCAAATGGTGCATTGGCTGGGATCACTGCGCCGGTAGCAAGCATGGGAATTTGGGGGGCGGTCATCGTCGCAATGTTAAATCCGAATGTTTCGCCGCCCAATCCTGGAACCCAGTCGGGGATTTTGAAATTCAGTTTGTTCAACAATCCGATCACCGCATTGATACCGTCCACAATCCCCTGGATCATCCCATTGATGAAGCCAATAATGCCGTTGATAATGCCCTTGATTGTGTCGCTGATGCCCTCCCATACTGAGGTGAAGGCGTCTTTGATTGGGTCCAAGACTGTATCTGAAAACCAGTCTTTTGCTTTTCCCCATACTTCTTTGACGTCTTCCCAGACGTTCGAGAAGATTTCAAATATAGGCCCGAACATTGTGTTGAATAACCTTACTACTGGGTCAATAACTTTCTCCTTGAACCAGTCGGCAACTACGCCAAAGATCACCTTGATTGATTCCCACAATCCGACCAAAAACGCTTTGATTTCATCCCAGTATTTATAAATTGCCAGTGCGATCGCAATTACTGCTGCAACAACCAATGCTGGCCATCCGAGCAACATGGCCAATGCCACTCCAATCGCCACAATTGCAGCTTCAAGTAACCAAAAAGTCTGAGTAGATAGTTCCCCTTGTTTTATCCAATCCATAATGCCAATAACCAGCATTGCGATTCCACCAATCAACAATACGATCGCGGATACAGTCCAACTGGCAACGGCCATAAAGCCAACAAATATGAGCGTCAATCCGCCCACCATTAGTATGAGATTGTCCCAGTCAACACCGTTTTCCAATGCGTCAAATGCGCCGCGCACAAACATAACAGCGCCTGCAGCGATCATCATCACACCGAGTGTTTTAGACAAATCCAGCCCAAAAAGTTTGCTAATTCCCCATGCGAGCAATCCAATGCCAACCGCTTCGACTAAGCCTTGAATCAATACCAGGTGATCACGAATATTCTCAAGCCAGGGTGAGTCAGTGTTTGGTGGCTCGATTGGT